TCCGTAACCAGTTGATATGTTTCAGTAATACCAGCATTATTTGCTTTCTCATACTTTACTTTCTTTTTATCCCCAAATCCAATGCTTAGTATCCTCATCTTTATTTTCCTTTCCGTTGTTTATCTTCGCATACCCAATCCCCACAGAGTACTTTATTTCGTTTGTTAGTGTGAATTTTCTTTCCGCACTGCACACAGTATCTTGTGTATTTAAATGCTTTCTCTAATCGTTCTTCACGCTCTTGCTCTATTTGTTCCTTTGTCTTCCTAGGCTCTACTGGTTTGCCTACTCTACAATCTGGACACCATGTGCTATGGCTATCTGGTGTAAATAACCTATCACATCTATGACATTTTCTTTGCATGTTTGCTCCTTAATCTCTTACAGTGCAGCTATACCCTTTTAACTTTCTCATCCTATGCCTAATGGTTCTTACGTTATCCCCAATATATTTATAGGTATCTCCTTGCATGTTCTTCTGCTCATTATATTTATCTAGCTGCGCTCTCCATTGAATATAGCTTTCACATTTACTGTGACACCCTACTTCTCTAAATTGGCACTCCCTGCATGGTGGTTTCATAATAACTCCTTACCCTTTGGTAAAATGCTTTACTTTCCTTACATAGGTTTCTTCTTATTCTTGCTTTTAGTAGTTCCTCTGACGGAGTAAACACATAACCCCAGTATGGTATAAATACTAATTTTGCTTCTTTTGTTCGGCACTTTACAATATGATCAAGTGCTTTACATACATTTCTGTATCTGTCATTCATGCTCATATCCCTCTAATCTATTGCCTATTACTTTTACTTTCCCATTATTCAATACAAATGCTAAGTCAAAATCTAATACCGCATCATGTTGTGGTGTGTCCTGCTGGTTGATTGCTTTGCATCTCCATTGGTATTTATCCACGCTGTAATATACTTCCCCTACCATTGGTTTATCTTGTATTGATTTACAATCAAACTCTATATGGTCCTTTTCGTATATTCTTTGCCCTGTATTGTCTTTTGCTTCGCTTCCTCTACATAGTGTTCCGTCCTCAATAGGTACCCATGCATATGTATCATTTTCTACTGATAGTAATCTTATTTGTGAGTAGCTTTGCTTTATTTCATCACTGCTTACCCATTCTGACCTGTTTAAGTTCTTTCTTAGGCCTTTATATACTAATGGCTTCATGCTACCTCCTCACATATGGCATTAATCCCACGTTTCTTTAGGAGTTCATGTATCATCAGTCTACCTTTTTGTGTCCATCGTGTTGATACTTTGCACTCTAATCTCCCATCAGTAGTCATATATGTATGTGTCTTAGTCTTTGTGTACCCCTTATGCATTAGATCACTGTACAGAATCCATTGACCATTTACGCTACGTTGAATGTGTGCTTCATGGAGTATCTTGTTTAATGCAATCGCACTTAATCCATAGTCATAGGCAATCTGTGTTACAGTCATTGCATTTTGTGAGCTTAAAATTTTATCTACGTAGTCAACCTTTGGCTCATATTCCGCTATTTGTTGTTTCTGTTGCTCAATGATAGCCTTTGATTGGTTATGTGCTTCTACTTCGTCTGCGTATAATCTCAATGCTTCTGGTAGTGTCTTTGGGATATGTGGATCATAGCTCCCTGTTTTTCTAATTTGTGGAAGCACTTCACTAGTTACCCAGCGTTTAAATTTCTTCGCACTTGGCATCTTTGATTTCAATATCAAGGAATATAACCCAGACTCATTGATTAAATATGTTTCCCTCTTTTGGCCTGTGTCGGCAATTTGCCAACGCAGCTTATCTTCTTCATCAATATGTTTTCTGATTGCATCTGCAGTATCTTTATATCCAAGTGCAGTTGCTACGCTCTTGGCCACAAAGTACACTTCATTTTCAATAATGATAGTTCTTAGTTCCCCAAACTCATTACTGTTAAATAGTGTTGTTACATGGTTCATAACTTCGCCCCCTAGTTTTAGGTAAGGGCGGATATACCGCCCACCTATTTTATTTGTTTACCGCATCAATTCAGCATATATTTTTTATGTTCTATAAACCTTTGTTGGAGCATATGCAGGACAATCTTCACATTCTTCTTTCTTTAGCCAATGTAATGTACCTGCAGTTTTACCTTTGAATACTTTAATTGATGTTTTCCCTTTGGGGCATGATGCTTTTACCCATAGTGCACCGCTTTTTGCTGGTCCAAATGAATGGCTACATATTTTTCTTGGTCTACCTCTTCGCATATTCCCTCCTAGAATGGAATTGTTTCATCATCATCTACAAATCCATTTTCAAAATTACTTGCTCCACTTTCATTTTGTTTAAGGCCATATGTAAGATTTTTGACTACAATCTCTGTGATGTATCTTTTACTTCCGTCTTTTTCGTAGGATCTAGTTCTTAATTCGCCATTTACTGCTACAAAATCACCTTTACGTAACCCACTGTAAAGCTCCGCATCAACCCAACAAACTATGTTATGGTACTGTGTTGTTTGTTGCTCGTTTACATATTTATTGGTTGCCATTCTAAATGTGAGTACTGGCTTTCCTGTTTTTGTATATCGTAGCTCTGCATCCGCTACTACATTACCGCTTAAAAATACCTCATTTACGTTTATCATTTAATTCTTCCTCCCATTTTTCACATTCTTTACTAATTACGCATAATGCCATTATTGTTACTCCTAGCATTGCCCCTATCACAATACCTATCCCTAGTAGTGCCATGTTTTCCCTCCTCAAGTCTTATTAATCTGTAAAATCTATAAGGATATCCTTCTTCTGATACAGACTCAACTACACTATCTGTTTCTACGTAATAGCCTTTTGGCGGTTGGATATAATCTCTCCATTCGCTCGGCTTTAAAATCTCTGTTTTTACTTTAGGTTTTTCTAAATTCTTGCTACTGTTCCACCTGCGCTTAAATGCATCTTCTTTATCTGAATAACATGCACTCCTTTTTTCTTTTACAAAGTAGCTTGCTAATCTTACTGCATCTTCTGCTCTTCCTTGATACAACATCAGCTTATGCATACCATGCGTCCATAATTCATTGATTTCATCTGAATATAATTCTGCATTATTGATGATCATGTGAAAGTGGATTCTTGTTTTTCCCTCTGCAATGTAGATGTACTTTAATTCTTTACCCAGTTTTTTATATCTGCGTTTTAGTCTTCTTATAAAATTCTGAATATCTTTCTTTGCATCTTCCCATGTAGCAGGCTGTTCTTTATATGTGAGTGTGATGTAACAATCATTTGTAGTGAAGTTATTATCAATCAACATTCTTAAGCTTGCTTCTGCCTGCTTTTCATTTTGTTTTTTCATCGCTTCTGGTGTGATGCTTTTCTTTTTTACACGCTTACCATTCTTTCTATATGTTCTTGATGTGTGATAATCAAGTACTTCTATCATGTTTTTAGATATGGTTTTTTTACGCTTCCTCATCGTAATTACTCCCCATGGTCGATTTGTTAATATGTTATATCTAGTTAATAAAGAAAAGCCTTTAAATAAGCTTTTCCCTAGTCTTTTATGCCCATGTGTGATATAATTACGTTAGGTTTGGTGCGTAATTACGTGCTTGAAATGGCTACTTTAATTAGTGGCCTTTTCTTTTTGCCTAGGATAATTGCAATGCATGTCACCTTGTTCAATCTCTAAATATTGACATGCATCGCAATGTTCCATACATATAATTCCTTTAGCCTGTCTACAGTGTATGTAGGCACGGCTTTTTTTATTGCACTCATCACATATGCTGCAGTGTTTACTCATTACATGTCACCGCATCAAGCAATATCCCTCTTGTTCTTTCTGCTAGATAGAACGTATATTCCTTGATTGGTCCTTTCCCTGTAACTCGCATTTCATAGCTACCTGCTTTTCGCTTCAAAAATATGGCGCACCCATTTGCTAATATTGTGAAGTCCATACTATTTCTTTTGTTATTTACGCTGATACTTGTAATACTTTCTTTTAATATTTCAGCTTCCTCTTTAGTGAACTTTAAATACCTTATTAATAGATCTATTGCTTTTTCGTTTTTTAGTATCATTACTTAACACCTCCTTAACACGTTCTAACATCCAAATTGTGATACCAGTTGTTATTGTTAAAACTATATTGATTAGTATTTGCCAGCCTTCTGCTCGCTCAATTCCTCCATATAGTCCTAACCCCAATATTCCCAAGCACCACTGCACAGTTGTTATTAGATTTATAATGTTCATCTTCTATGCCCCCTTTAGCCACTTCATGTGTTGCCCTTTCATCCATGCTTCAAATTTTTCAACATGCACCAGTGTTTGTTGTGGTCCTAGTTGCATACAGATTTCATTAAATCTACCTTCATTGCGGATCATATCTATTCTTCTATAGATATACATTTTGCTCCGTCCCCATATCTTAGCTAGTGTGCTAATAGGAACATACTTTGGTTGAACACTTTCCATTACTACTCCTTACCTTTCTTTATTTGTCAGATAAATAAACTACATCAACTTTAATTCCTAATTCTTCGAACTCTATAAGTGCTAGCTCTAGTTCTTTTTTAGCTTTTGATGCTCTCTCATAAGCTTTTTTAAATTTATCTCCTTGCATTTTATTTATCTTTCCTTCTATTTCAATCGTTAGCATTAATAATCGTCCTTTCTATTTCATCCTCAATATTATTTAAGTTCTTTTAAATTATTGAAAATTTCTGAAGTATTTTAATTATTGCGATTATTAATGCTAAACTGGATATTCCTACCGCAATCCCGCTTAGGATGCAACTCATCATTGCTTGCCTATGTATCTCTTTCATAATTAAATCCAGCTCTTCTTTTTTATCCATTTAAATATCCTCTTGTTCTCTTACTACTTTCTTAACAGCTCCTAAATAACGTTCAGATTTTTTACCAATACCAAATGCCTTTATTACAGCCATTGTGATAAGGGCATTTTCTACTTCATCCCAAAATGCTTTCGTATACCAAGCATCTTCAATTGCTACTCTATCCATAATGTTTTTCATTTGAATAAATGTATTGGCTAAATGATTTACAGCCTCATCACTAGATAATCTATTGTCATACTCTAACAAGTTACTATTTAGTGCTAACTTCATATGTTCTTTTAACTTAGGATTAGTAATGACTTCCACTTTATTTGTAGTTTTATTTATATGATTTTCTTGGGCTTTAAGTTCATCCACAATTACTTCATCAATCATATTAACTATGGTTCTATGTTTTGATTTTTCAATTGGATCATAATGTATTACTTCTTTAATAATCGTCTTGGCTTCAATCAACTTAACAATTCGCCTTTGACTAACCTCTATTTGCATTTCATTCATTAATGCATTACCATTCTTTTCCATTTGTGTTTCCTCTTAACTATTTAGATTAAATCCTGTTGATCAAATCATTTATTGGTTTGCTCTTCTTTCATATAGTCATCTATCATAATGATTGAGCTGATATATGTCTTTACTGCATGTGAACGCAATTGTTCATCTACATCATCTTTATGTGGGACTGTTAATACCTCTTTTAGTCTGTTTTTAATTAGTTCTTTAATTTCTTTCATTTGTTTCTCCTTCGTATCGCCTTCCCTAGTGCTATAATTACTCTGAAAGGAGGTGAATTTATGACCAAAACAATTAAAGAGTTACA